TTTAGTTTTTGACCTTCACCTAATCCACTTCTACCCATATGTCTAAAAGGACTACTCTTTAATTTATACAAATTTTCAGACTTTTGCAACTTTTTACTTGCATCATCCATTACAACTCTCTTAGTATAACCTAGATTAGCTTGTTGAATTTTAACAAAAGATACTAGTGCAGCAAAAGCTACTAGTCTATCCACGTTGAGTCCATCCTGATAAGCTTGCATTTCTTTAAGCAACATGATGTCTGGAATTCTTTCTACACCATAGTGTATCTTTACTGTAGTACCATCATCTTTTTGTATGTGATCTATTTCTTCAGTAAGATACTCAATAGTATAACTAAGCATGTGATTCTTGAATAATGTACCTGTATTTCTCCAACCATATTCTTGAAATACATTTGCATTAGCCCCAACATCTTTTAAGAATACTATTTGATTTCTAGGTACCAAATATCTTTGTTTTTTTCTAGTTATCATATGATTGATAAACTGAGATATATTATTCTCTACTATTGTCCAGGCATTATACCATTCAATAATGAGTTCTAATCTTTCATGTGTTTTATTGATGTCATCAAATCTACCACACCATGCAGCTACAATTTTATCTCTTTCTATAAATGTCTCAGCCTCACCATTAGTAACTTTAGTTACTTCAACCGGTGCTTTCATTACATATATAGAACATAGTGATTCTGAGGTAGTTGTCTTACCTTCTGCCACGGGGTCAATTGATGCATAGTACATCCCAAATGTTGGATCAGGTACTGGTCTTTCCCATACTACTAATGTACCAGTTTTATCTTCTGTCTTTTTAGATATAGGAAACTCTGCTATAGGTAGTTTATTAGTTGACTTAACTTTTACTTTACCTGTTTCATCTCTAGATATATCTAGATACTCTGAAGAGTATTCTTTTTCTTCTATTCTTTTTACTTGTGCATTAACAAGATGTGGAGGAAACTTAGATGCTTTTCTAAATGCAAAAGCTTCTTCTATATTTCTTGGATGCTGAGACACCTCAAGCTGGTAATCTTTAGCTTCTTTATTCTTTTTGATTTCAGCAAAGAATTCATCAAGAGCTACTAATGCTTCTTCTACCTGACTATTTCCATAGTTATCTATGTATGGAGGCATAGACCATTGTTCAGGTATAAACAAACCTGACTTACCTATTGTACCATCTTTATCTATAAGATTGGTCTCAACGGCATATATATCATTGCTTAATGGATCCAGTATCATTTTCTTTAAGGGCTCACACTGATCTAAATCCCCTACAGATCCTGCAGCAATAAATAATCCGGTAGTGATCATACCTGATTTAAGTGCGGGTTTAATATATCCAAATGTTGTATCCATTTTGGGAGCAATTCCTGCTTCTTCATGGAAGAAGTATTTTACTGGACCCCCTACACCATTTGTTGGATCTTTCTCAAAAGACATACCTTGCATAGTTCCTTTTAAACCTGCTTCAGTTTTTCTGTCTCCTTTTCTGACCTCAATCTTTTGTTGCCACATCATTACTTTGTCTGGAGACATTGGACGGTACCATGCTGTATGCTCATTTAAGAAAGCTGCATATTCAGATAAGAATTTCCAAGTACCTTTCTCATTAATGTAATCTTTAAGTGATGCACCCATCTTTAGAGTAACACCGGCCTCAAACCATAACTGATTAATAAGTTTACCTGCATGAAAGTATGAATTATGTGTTACAATAAAATCTTTTGTAATATATAATCTATTTGGGTTATCTACAATTATGCAAGAGGATTCTTCTTGATAGTCTAATTTATTAATTGCAACTATATTACATAAAGGAAAAGAATCTTTTCTTTTTAAGAATCTATCAGCTTTTCTTTGTAATAAAAATATATTAAAAGATATGTGTCCTGATAATCTAACTCTGTAATAATTAGTATTTAATTTAGATTTTTTAGTTGATATAATTGCCTTTATACCTAAACTTCTAGCAATGTATAATACATTATTCGCGAGTTTATCACTTACTGTTGTATAATGTATATCTTTTCCAGTAGCATTTATATAACCGTCCGTATCCATCAATCCTTGTAATAGCTTTATCCTTTCAGAAACAGGTGCGTGTAAATACATTTCTGGTATAAACTTATCCTTACATGTAGTATTTTTTAATTCTAGTTCTTCAAGAAATCTAAGTAGCGGATTACAACCATATTTTCCATTTTTATACTTTAAACAATCTTCTGAAAATCTACCTTTATAACTAATACCATATCTTATGCATTTATTTGATCTAAAATTTTCTATAAGATTATAATCATCACCAAGTAAATCAGCAATTCTTGTAATAATTTCAGGATCTGCAGAAGAGATAGATGCTGAATTACCTTTTATACTACCATCACCTAATAAACAACCTAATACATATGGATCAATTAATAATTTACAAGAACCTAAAAACTGAATAGGATTAGTGTATTTAATTGCAAATCTATAATTTTTATAAATTTTTTTACCATTGCTTGTAGGTGCTGTAGTTTCATTAAATAATTTTGCTTCAAGCAACTGTTTTGTATTTAAAACTTTTTCTTCTTTATTAGTTCTATCATAAACTAACCAATTATGTTCTATACCAGCTCTTGTTGTTCTACCATCACTGAAAACAAACTCATAAACATCTGAATAACCATTATTAGTTTTATTTATAATGCTTGTTAATGTACCATCTGGATTCCATAACAAGTCTCCAATTTGTACATCACCCATAGTTTTCCAACCATCAATTGTTAGTATAGGTTCACTATGTGGTTGCTCAGACGCGATCTGACGTTTTTTCAAAATAGCTACGTGCATGTAGTTTATCTCTGCAAGTATTTCATATAACGCCATGTGATATTGTGCATCCCTGATTTTTGCAAATCCAAATTTTTGCTCCTCCTTATCAAAGATAGGTAAGAAGTTTAACCACATGTAATAATCCCTGGTAAGGTACCATGTATTAGCTTTATCTTTAATAATGAGCCCTAATCTACATTTAGCTTTCTGATCATCCCAGTAGTTAATATAGTCTTTAGATTTAAATGGAGCAACACAATATACTTTATTTCTATTGAATCTTGTAGACTCAGAATTAAATAGCTGATTACTTATCTCATTAAAATTATACTGACCCGGTTCTTTAAATATAGATAAGACAAAGTCACCAAAGTCTTTTCTAGATTCAAAAGATGTAGTAGTCCAAGTACCATTATCCCAAGTAGGTATATCTGAATATATATTTTCCATAACTTATTGATTATTAAATGGTTACTGGTCGTACGCCATACCAATGCCTCCACGTACCTTACTAGATTGTTCATCCTGTAAGTCTTTGTATACTCCTTTGAATGAAGCTCTAATCTGATCAAAGTTTTTAGCTGCTGCAATTAATGAATTTATATTTCCATCTCTACCTGCACTAATAGCTGTAGTCTCCATGTATCTAGCTAATCTATCCAACATACTTCCTATACCTTTGTATGCTCTAGATGTAGGTGTGCTATACATATCTTCACAGAATTTTAATGCTTGCCTGATGACCTCATCTTCTGTAGAAAAATCTGCTTCTATCTCCTCTATAATAATTTCTTCTTTATCTATCTCAGGAGTATGGAAGAATGGATTAGAATCTGGATTAGGACAAGTCATATAAAACAAGTACTGATATATCTTAAGATGATTATCTGGATACTTATCCATTAGATTCTTTAGAGTACGTAGAGTATAACAGTGTTCTGTTGGTACTACTACTCCATTCTGTATGTCAAATAGTTTAGTGTACATTTTTTTCAGATTTAGATTTAATAAATATATCAAGAAATTCTTCATATGGAGTATCTATACAATATGTAGTACCCATATCTGTATATAGTACAGTGTATTCTTCTGGTTCACTATCATTATTTACTGATTGTCTTATACTAACTATATGATCTAAATCAATACATGTAGGTACAAACACCAAGTGCTCAGATCCAGTTATTTCATTTAGTCTTGTATTTTCCAATACACCATTACAAACATGTACCATATTATAAATTTTTTAAAATTGCTATTACTTCTTCTTTTAAATAGGGGATTTCCATAGGTATAACTTGTTTAATAACAGGATCACCGTTATCATCATACTTAGTAATTGGGTACCCATATTCATCTTCACCTTCTAAATCAAATGTAACATGGTGTATAAACATTTTACCCGGTCTTAACTTTGGATTATGCTTTAACATAATATACATATAGATACTTAATTGTAATGCATAGTGATTAAAGTTACAGTCATCTAAATGAGATACAGGATGTTGTAGTTTATCACTGATACCATCCCAGTCTTTATAGGATTCTGTATCAATTTTCTTGTTCGTATTATGTGTTTTAATATAATTTTTTCCTGCTAAATAACTATGTGTTTCACTTTTTACAGATAAACATTTAGTATCTACAGTAGGTATTAGTTCAATTGATTTAATTAATTTATACACACCAGTTTTATATTTAGTATCACTTTTCATTTCTAAATGTACATCTTTATTCCTTGTTAAAAAAGGACTATACTTGTCAATTCTAAATGTAGCATGATAAGCCGGTTTTTTTATTTTATTATATATTGTGTAAGTATTGTGTAAAGTAGCTTTAATACCTAAACTACTAGCTATTTGAACAACACATTCTGCTTGCCATTTTTGTGTTGTATTAACTACACATGACTTTCTTTTACTATTATAATAACCATCTGAATCCATTAAACCTCTTAATAAATCTAATCTTTGAGCATGAGATGCTGTTAAATATAATTCAGGTAAATGTTTATTATCAATAAGATTTAATTTTTTTAATATTGGATATATGTTTAATATTGTTTTAGTTTGTGCTTTACCGCAACCACCATTAGATACATCCTTTCCTAAAACATAACCTCTATTTTCAATTTCCAACCATGTGTCATCATTCATATTAGTTAAAGCTCCACACTGTTTGGAACCATCACCTAACCATAAACCCAATATATATGGATCAATTGGTAATTCTTTAAACTCATTTTCAATACTGGTGCAAGAAATTCTTAATATTTCATTTTTATTTTTTTTATCTAATAACTGTTCAGTTGTATATTCTTTTTCAATATATAAAACTTTATAAGATTTTGTATTAAATACACCACTAGTTATTCTTTCTGTTATTAACCATTTATGTTCATGATCACAAATTAATTCATCATTGGTATCAAATTTAATTTTATAACACGGATTATGATGTATTTCGGAAACATGTTCTACTTCAGTAGGTTTTCCATTACCATCATATATAATGTCTCCTATTTGAATATCTTTTATGAATTTAAAACCGTTAATTGTTGGTATAGGTGTATCTAATGCCAAACCTTTGTAATCTATGATATTTATTTTATCATTAACTACTTCAACTAAATCTGACTGACCACAAATACCTGCAGACTTTAAAAACACCATATGCTCTGGATATACTCCAGGCTCTAACTTTTGTGAGGGTGCATATTTTAAGTTATCTATTTCAGGTACAGGAGGTATGATAGGAATAATAACACCATCAACTTCCAATGAAGATAGACTGCATAAATCAGCCTCTCTTTGATTGTGATAATATGTACCTAATGTAGTAGCTCTTAATGCTTCATCATCCCATATCTTAATGATATCTTCAGGTTTAATCCCATACCATTTAGACTTTTTATTCTTAGAAACCTTTTTAGCTACACCTTCTTTATCAAAATGTTTCTTAAGTTTTGATATTAAACTTGTTACACTAGTCCATTTGATTTGTTCTTCACCCTCAATACTAGTGTAACTGTGATCATCTGCTTTAAATACTATACTCATTTTGCTAGTTGTTCTATTGCAAGTATTGCAATGTTATAATTATCTCTATCTTCTGATTTTAACATCATGATAAGACTATCTGATGTCTCTTTATTTATCTTTTTTGTTTCAAGTAACCAGTTTACATAACCAACTGAATTTTCTACTGCAAAAAGATGATTAATCATATCTGCTCCACCTCTACCAGTATAAATGCGCATTTTTCTCTCAATCTTAGAAACACCGCCAGTTAAAAAATCTTCAAACTCCATACTATTCAACATTATCAATTATTTCTTTAGCTAATATTACAGATGCTTCATCATTTGACTCTAGCATCTTTTTTAAGTTCTCACACTCTTCTGAATCTAGTTTATTCTCAAGTTGAATAATGCGTATACTCTGCTTATATATTTTTAACTCAAGTTTATCAACATATGATATTCTAGAACTAATGATGCCACCATTTGCAAATGAACTACCCATTGCAATTGAATAATCACCACTTGCTGTATATAGACCTTGTTCTGTTAAATTTCCTAGAGTTGCCATAATTATAATAAATTAAGTTTATCTTCTTCTTCTTCTGTAAGTACTGCATGCCATCTTAAATCAGGACATTCAGATGATAATGATCTAGTTTTAAATGCTAATGAACATCCACATAGATTACAACATGGTTGTGTACCTGGTACAACACATGATGATCCCTCATCATCTCTTCTCACACATGAATTGCATAATTTTAATCTTTGAGTTGCAATTTCTTCTACAAACTCATCTCTAATTACAGAGTTTATTACACCCTCCATAATTTGTTTTCTATTCTTCCAAATCTTTGCTAGTCTTCCCATCTGCCTTATCTTTTAAAAATTTATTCTTTAACTCTTTCTCTTGTTGTAGTACCAACTTGATTGCATTCATCTTCTCAAGTTTACTCTCAATATTTTTTTTATTAAAGTAATTACTAAATGTTTTAGTATCTGCTTTTTCCATTCTAGAGTTATATTTATTGAGTAGACCATCTATAGTTCTTTCTTTTACTACTAGTTGACCTAATCCATCAATATTAATTCTAGTATAACTTAAATCACTTAAAAGTTTTCTTACTTCTTTGTAATAAAAAGTCATAAAAGCATCTATTAATGATTCTGGTAAATCTAAATCTTCAGCAACTTGCTTATATAATACTTTAGGTTTCTTTGGAATCATTTGCCTAAAAACTTATAATCTAATAATATATCACCTTCAGTTTGTACTTTTAAACTTGGGTTTAATTTAATCATTTTTTTATCATCATCTTCTTTAATCACCAGTTGACTTTTCATTGCTTTATTTACAGCATTTCTAACAGTTTGTGGAGATTTAAAAATCATATGTTCATCTGATGATGCATCATAACAAAAATGAGTCAATTCAATAGGTCCTGTCATGCTCAGTAATGTTAAACAGTTTAAGTCAGATTCACTCACTGCTATACGATTAATATAACAGTGAGATAAAATCTGAAACTTTACAATTTCCCATTTAGGCATCACAGCACGTTTCTGTACTTGTATTACTAATGCCATATCTAATTATTTTTGTCCTTGCTCAGGAATGTTTGGGGAATTGTCAATGTCATGATCAGCACCTGTAACTTGCTCTTTTTGCTCTTGTGCCATCATTGCATACTGATATTGAATTGAAGTTCTTTTAAATCTTGCTTCATCTATTTCACACAATGCTTTCTCATATTCTGCTTGTGCTTTTAAATAAGGCAAAGACTCTGTGTAAAACTTCATCATTTGTTCTTTTTTTTCAGCTAACTCTTCTGCTGTTAACTCTACTTCTGGCTCTTGTTGGTTTACATTTTCCATTTTATATAAATTTATGTTTATACAAATATACATAATAAGTTTAAACTTTAATTATTTAAACAAAAAAAACTCAGACCTTATAAGTCTGAGTTAAACATGTATTATGGAACGTGTTATCTATTTTTGATAGTAAAATTTAAAACTGTAAGCATATAAAAACATCTATCTATATCCATTTCTATTGTAAAAATATCTACTATACCTATTCTTATTTTTACACAAACCTTATCCCATTGTTTATGCTTTATTGTCCAAGCATTTCTTACTTTCATATTAACTTATTTTGTTTTTCTAATATAAGGCAGATAAGTTGATTTACCATTTTTCTTAACCATTCTTAATACCTCTTTACGATTTCTACTTGCTCTATAAGAAATATGAAACCAGTCTGCTTCATCTTCTGTACCACCTTCAAAAATCATTTGATCAAAAGTAATATTATCTATTATCCACTCAAATAATTCTCTATCATGTAAATCTAAATCCATTGCTTCCCCAAAACAATGTTGAGATGTAGATGATGAACCCGGTATTGCTTTATTTAATCCTGCACTTCTATATCCAGAATTAATTCTAATAGCTTTACCTACATGATCTCTAATTGGTTCAAATACATTAAGTGCTAATTTTTTAGCATTTTCTAAATGTACAGAATTTACAATTGTGTTATCAATACCTTTTGCTTTAGCAGTATTAGAATCACAAAATTCTTTTAATGTTACATGTTCACTTAATTGCATAATGTTTGATTTTACTGTTATATAATTATTTTATAAAAAAAATTAGCTTTACACCAGTCATAAAGATCTTGTGGTGAAAACTTGTATGCTTTTTCTACACCGTATACCCAAGCTACGTATTCTGAACAATACATTTTCTTTTCTGTATCTCCTTTTTCAAGCCATTTACCTGTTACTAACTTAATTGGTTGTTTTACAAGTAATCCTTCAAAGTCATATGCTGTATGTCCTACTTTTGTAAGGGCTCTTTGTGCAAATGTTTTTTCATTTACTAAATCAGATGATCTATGTACTGTAATATTATAATCATACATATCTAACCACTCACTCCATGGTCTCAAGTTTACGCCATCTTTTTGTGCATCTATTATATATGGTTGACCCCATATTTCTATAAATAGTGCGGTATGACTAAATTCAGATTTAGTAGCTTTTTTAATTAATCTACTAATTAATCTTTTTCCACTACAATGTAGTATGTCTCCTGTTTTTAATGCTGTAGGATTCATTGTTATTATTTTTCTTTCATTTGACATTTAATCATTTCTCCAAATGCATCAGATAGTTTAGAGAGTTGTAATGCCATATTTGTAATTTCTTGTTGAGTTGTTTCTTGCATCATCTGGTATTTAAGTTTGTGTTCTTGTTCAAGTAACTCAAGTTTTCCTTTTAATTTACCATGATAATCACTGTGTTTTTGAAAATCATTTTTTAAATCATTTACACTGTTTTTAATATCCTTATAAGCATTGTTTATTAAAGAGCCAATAATTGTTAATATTGTTCCTAAAATAAATAAACCAATTGTAATTATTCCGTCCATTACATTAAATTTAAATTAAATATATTATATTTATAATATAATGAAAAAATACTACATTTTACATGTTTTTAATAAACTTATTCAACAGTTAATTGTGATAAAGTTGCAGTTAATGAACCTACTAAAAGTAAGTATCCACCAATTGATACAATTGTTGCTGGTAACATAACAGGAGAAGCTACTAATACACCACCAATAGTACCTGCAGCTATACCAATTTTTTGTATTTTTTTCCAGAATTTAGGAGTTTTACTACTCCATCTATTTTTAAGTGTTTCCATATTTTTTATTTATTAGATTTATCATTAAATTGATAACCAAATACTACTAATACAATATTTTTTATTAATTCAAATAAACCATTAGACATTTCATCAGTTAAGAGTGGCGTTTTAAAAGATACAAGTTTATCAACCATAAAAAGCCCAAGCAATCCTGCAAGTAATAAAGATATAAATCTTGTTAACCATGTTTTTTGATCTAAACCAGAATCAATCATTTTATTAAAGTACCAAACCCCTAAAGCTATAAAACCTAGAGATAATAATACTCCAAATATCATTATATAACCTCCTTCAGCGTACATGATTTTTTATTATAATGAATAGTTATTAGTAAATTCTGTTTTATAAATATCAGTCAAAATATTATAAAGTTCTGATTTTACAGATTCTAAATACAGACTGTCTTCCAATGTGACTTTACTTACTTTATCACATTTTTTTACAATGTCATAATATTCATTTTGTGGTATAAATTCCACATAAAATAAATTACCGCCTTGCTGAACTTTTTTTGATAGTTCAATATTAAAAATTTCCATTAGTATAAAGTTGAAGCTGTTAATTGTATTAAATCAATTGAAACATTCTGTGAAGTGGCACCTGATGTTCTAACTATTTGTGGGCCAAGCACGGTTGCTGATGCAGGTAAATTTGTATTAATTGTTCCAGTCACAATTGTATTATCAGAAAGTTTTGTAACAGTATAATTTACTGAAGTTGCATTATACGGAGCATATAGTTCTAATTGATAAGCTACTCCATTTAGAACTGCTCCTGTTTTATTTGCAGGAAAATTAACTCCTAAATCTATTTTAGTTGCTGTACCTGTTCCATCATTATGAAATATTTGTAAATTAGTATCACTAGCATCTGAACCAATACCAATAATATTAATTTGACTTTCAACAGTAGTACCTGAGTTAATTCCTAAAATTGACGGGCTAGAACTTAAACCACAAAATTGTCTAGCACCTGGAACAAACCATTCTGTCCCTCCTGCTGATTGATCTGTGTAAATATAAGACCCAACAAACTTAAAACCAAAGGCAAGTGTATTAACCATTGCATTATTTCCAATTCCAAATGCCATACCAACTGTTGAATTTGTTACAGCAGTATTTGTAAAAAATCTAACTTTTGGTAGTTTTGTTATTCCACCAAAAGAAATTGCAACTACAGAACCTGTTATTATTTGAACCAATCCTCCATAAATTGCTACGTTTGTTGTATTATTTATTGCAATTGCACCTCTTTTAATTTCAGTAGATTTTACAGTACTACCATTACTGCTACCATTAGAAAATAATTCAATTACTGTACCTGATCCATCTTTATAATGTACTAACTTATCAGTTAGATCATAAAAATATGTATCATTTGCAACAGAAGCCCAGTCTGCTGAACTTGCTGTTGTTACTGAATATTTAACTCCTACGACAGGATTTCCTGTTACTGCTACTACTGCCATAATTATTTAGATTTAATCATATCAACACAAGCATTTAATTGTGCTTTTTGCTCAACTGTAAAATCTTCCCACACAAGAACTTTAATATTGTTTCCATTCACATCTTGAGTTATAATTCTCATATGCTCCATCATTTTTAATTGAGCAATTATCTGTCCTATTTCTACTATTTCTGGCATAATATTTATTTATTTAGTTATTAATTTAATCTTTGGTTTCCAACTGCATCTGCTGTATATGTTTGCAAGTTAGTCATATTTAATTGGAAATTAGTTGTGTTATAAGTATTATTTGAAGCTGTAAAGTTTTTAGCACTTCCTCCATACACAGGATAAGCAGCAACATTAAATAATTGGAAATTACAGTTATTCAATTTTATAGTACCAGAAATTAAATCTTGGAATGAATTTGAACTATCTCTTACAATAAATGTACAGAAATTAAATGTAGCACCATAAGATAAGTAAAAGTTATATGAAGTGTCTGAAATTAATACACATTTATCCATATTACAAATATTACTATCAAATTTCCACAAATAAGAAAACCCAGAAATTTTAGTGTTACTTATCAAGCCTTTACCTTGTCCATTTCCAGATCCAAAAACATCACCTGAACATCTAAAATAACAAGTATCAATAAAGTTGTCATCTTGAGAAGCATAAGCACAAGTGATAGAAGTTAAATTAGTAAATGAACTATTTCTAATTGATGTGCCTTGCATATAAAAACTTATGTTACCATTTATAACACCGCTACAATTATTAACAACTGTTACATATTGAATAGCATAACTAGCACTAACAGATGTTGAATTAATAACAGAATTATATACTTCACCGTAAGCCAAAGCAGTACCTCCTGTACAATTTATAGTTACTCCATAAGCCTTTCCTTTTACACTTGCCGAATACAAATTAAGAGGGTCATTTCCTTTGAATTGTAATCCATACACCGTTGCTGGTCCATATAAGCCGAATGAACCTGTTCCTCCACCTCCTGCAAGAGAACTATTAACTAAAACATTACCTCTAATGATAGTTCCAGAATTTGTTATTGTTATAGCAATTTGACCTGCAACTCCTTTTTTGATTTCACCGTTTAAAAGTTGAACTTCACAAGCAACATTATTATCAATAATTCCAAACCCACTTGTAAAAGTTAAAGTGTATCCATTATAGTTAATATTTACATTAGGCTTTAAAATGTGATTAGCTGTTGATTCAGTTTGAGAACCAAACATTTCAATAGTTTGACCTGCTACTGCAGCTGCATACGCTAATGGATAACTTGCATAATAAGTATAAAGTCCTGAAGCATTAGCAATACCCCATATACCATTTGCTGCACTTACAACAATATCTCCACTACCTAATATACTATTTCCATTTATAGTTTTAACAGAAGTAAAATCTAATTGTGCGGCACTTACAGCATAGGGTATTTGGTTTACTGTTGGTTGCACATTTGGAAAATTATATCTTCCTCCCGTGCCACTTGCGTAAATACCTACACCAAGATTATCAACATAAAATGATTTTGAAAAAGAACCAGTTCCTGCAGTCAAGTTAAAACCTCCAAGAGTTTGGTAAAAATATGAATAATCACCTCCACCATCATCTATACCAAAATTGACATAAGATGTTCCAATACTATCTGTAAAATTTATACCAAAACCACTTAAATCAACAGTTCTTGTACCTGTAAGAACACCGCTTGAATTATAAATATTTACAGAAGAAGGTGTAGCTATAGTTACTGTAACATCATTACCTATCGTTGATGTGGTAACACCTGAACCTACAAAGTCAATACTTGAAGCATCTGTAGTTACACTTGCACCTTCATCCAGAATTGCTAATTTTTTCTTTATATTAATTTCTGTACTCATAATTATGTATTGTAAGTAATTAATAATTCAGTACCTGTACCATCATATGCAAATCCTGTATAGGAATTGTTTAATGAACCTGCATCAAAATTAAGTGATTCACCTGGTTTAATTATTTGACCAAGTATGGTTCCGTTTCCTAAACCAACATTTGCTACTGAGAATGAATATACTGTAGCACTTACTGTTCCTGCAACAGATGTTCTAAGTATATTTGGAGTTCTACTTGCACTTGTTGTGTTAATTACAAGTTGAGCTAAATAACTATTTGAATTAACATAAGTAATAGGAGCTGTTGGTGTACCTGGTACGTTAGTACCTGCTTGAAAATAAACCGGTGGATTAAATGTTCCTGTATCAGGATTATATATTCTTACTTCTAACCAAGTTATATTATTTGCATCAACAACCAAAGAAGCTTCATAATCAGCTTCAGCTTGTATTGCTGCAAGAATTTGAGTTAAAAGTGTATTAGTACCTGGATCACCTCCACCGCCAGGTATTCCTGATATTGCATCAACAACAGCTTCTTGCCCCAACAACATTTTTAATTGCCATGGCAGGTTTGTCCCTTTACCACCGTATGTTTTTAAATTTCCTACAGACATAATAATTGATTTATATATAATAATATACAGAAAACTTTCTATATAAACAAATATAAAAAAGAAAAACCACATCTCTGTGGTTCTTGCTTTTAGTTTTCTTTTACTAATTCAATTGTTGGTTCTACATAGAGAACTTGTAAGGCTTGTGTAATCATTGCTGCATCTTGCAAACTGTAAGCTCCTTTTAAGAATGCTTGATTTAAAGCTTGCTCAACTACTTGTTTAGCTTGTTCTGGACTCATATTTTAGATAATTGAGTTTTTTGTGTTTTTGTTAATGCAGCAACAAAATAGTCTTTAGTCAACATAATTCTGATGTGCTCTTCATTACGTTTTAATGTATCAGCATCTTCTTCAGTTAAAGTTTCCTTAGCTTTTAATTCAGTAATTAATGCTACGCTATGATAAGCTGCTTCTACTGATTTTGCAATTTTTTGCTCCGGTGTCAATTCTAATTTCATAAAATTTGTTTTTTGTAAAGTTAATATTTTTATTTTTTATTAAGCAACTTGTAATGGGATTTTATAATCTACTCCGTTGATTCTTACAGCCCATGATATAGTCGGTATTAATGCTTCAGTAGTGATTGCTCCTGCATTATAAGCAGCTGAACCGACAACAAATTGGTTAGAAGCTGTTGCTGCAGCAGATCTACCTAAAACTACACATTCATCAAAATTATTAGCTGCAGCTTGAAAACCTATTAATACATTTCTTGCACCTGTTTGTCCATTATATGTTCCGTCACCTACAGCCGTATTTTCAATTCCAGTAAGATTACTTGTTAATGATTCAGTACCTAAAGCTGTATTTTTAGTACCTATAGTATTACTGTTTAAAGCTTGCATACCTAAAGCTGTATTTCGGAAACCTGTAGTATTATTTGTTAAAGATTCAGTTCCTATAGCAGTATTTAAAATACCTGTAGTATTATTTAATAAAGCTGTATTACCTACAGCTGTATTCCAATTACCTATAGTGTTACTTACTAAACTGTCTTGACCAATAGCTGTATTAGCATAACCAGTACTGTTATTGATTAAAGCACTTTCACCATATGAAAGATTACTTGAGTTATTACCTTGACCATTATTCCATAAGGTCTTATCAGTTTCATTATACTCAATAAAGTCAGGTAAACTTGATGATCCAGCTAATAAATCAGCTACTGAAATTACACCAGGTAAATAACCATCATCTCTTCTTGAATCTCTTAATCCTAATGGGATTAAAGTTTGAGAAGCATCTACTGTTGTCACTAGTCTCTTGCTTTTAAGCCAAGAAATTACATTTAAAACATCCATTTTTATTTATTTTTAAGTTAATTATTATGCTAATAAAATTTTTCTTTCTACACCATTAATAGTAATATTCCATACTTGAGTAGATGTGTTAACTTCTTCTACTACAGAACCTACATTTGTTGTTGAACTACCAAATACAAGTTGATTATCAGCTGTAGGTGAAGATGCATTACAGCCAAAAACTACACAATTATTAAAATCATTTGCTGAAGCTCCATTTCCAATAACAGTATTACCTGAACCAGTTAATCCTGATTGAGCAGCTGCACCAATAATAGTGTTATTAGAACCAGTAGTATTACCTAAAGAACTTGCTGTTCCTATACTAACATTACCACTACCTGTTGTATTATCAGATAAACTAAGTGCACCCATTGATACATTTTGCTCACCTGTTGTATTTTGTCTTAAAACTTGGACTCCTAATCCAACATTAAATCTACCTGATGTATTATCACCTAATGTATCACTTCCTATTCCTACATTATAAGAACCATCTGTGTTATTATACATTGTTGATCTACCTATTGCAATATTATGTTGACCTTCATTATTATGTAATGTGTTATATCCAATTGCAACATTATAAAATACTGCTGTTCCTGTTTTTAATGATTGTGCTCCAATAGCAATATTTTCTCTACCTGTAACATTTTCTGACATTGATTCAGCTCCTATTGCAAGATTTAATCTACCAGTTGTATTTGCCCGTAATGTGTTAAGCCCAATTGCTGTATTTTCATAACCCGTAGTATTAGACTCTAAAGCTGTAAAACCTATTGCTGTATTACCGAACCCTGTAGTTTGACTGTATAATGTGCGGTATCCAATAGCCAATTCTCCGCCTGGATTTGTATCAGTAAATAATGCTTGAGATCCTATTGCAATATTTGCAAAACCAGTAATATTATTTTTTAAAGCTTGATAACCTACGCCAGTATTATTTACACCAGTTGTATTTGCTGCAAATGTTTCTTTACCATATGAGGTATTATTTTCAATATTACCTGTACCATTATTCCATACTGTACGGTCACTTTCATTATATTCAAACCATTCAGGTAATGATCCACCAGCATAGTTAGGAATATTTAAAGCAGTTCCTGTTAATGTAGCAGGACCAGATGAACCTATTGTAGTTAAAGTAATTGGAGTTGGTAATAAACCAGCAATGCTACTAACTAAATCAGTTGTAGTAATAAGTGCTGGTTGATAATTACCATAAAAATTTAAGTCTCTTACACCTACTGTAAATAAATCTGTAGCATCAAGTGTTGTTCTAACTTTATTATTAACTATAAGATTGGTATAGTTTGTTATGTTATTTAGCATATTTCTTAATTTATTTAATATTTTTTATTGTGAAATATAGGTACCATTAATGTATGCTTTACTAATTGTTGTTAAAGGAACAGGCGTATTTTGTATCCATAATCCTTCTCTAATTGGAGAATTAGCTCCTCCTGCTTGTTTTAAATAATGTAAATCTAAAACAGTTGTAATACCTGCAGTATCAGCATTAAGTATTGTATGACCAGTTCCTATATCTGGACTAATATTTGGATCAGCCCAAATCCAACCACTAAAATGATTATATCCAAAAGCAGGTGCAAATGGTAACGCCACTTTATATTGACCAGTACCAAAATTAGTAACAGTTGTAAAATCAATTTCTATTACAAAACTAACTAGTAAGCCTGCTTTAACATAATAAGAATTGTATGTAGGATAAGTTCCATTACTTCCTGTAAAAGTCATACCAGTTGCTTGAAATGTTGGAGAGTATCTAGTCCAAGTTTCTAATCCTGAAGTACCACTTACTCCTTGAATTCCCTGTATACCCTGATCACCCTTAGCTCCAGTATTTCCAGTGTCACCTTTTAATCCTTGTATTCCTTGTATACCTTGAATACCTTGTTCCCCTTGTACTCCCTGAATACCTTGTGGTCCTGCTGGACCTAACAAATCACCAGCATCATCCCAAACATTTGTTGTTGTATTCCATACTTCTAATGAACCATCACTAAGGATAATCCATGCTTCTCCTGCATTACCTGGTAAACCACCAGCTCCGGCTAAGAAACTTGCTTGATCTGGATAAGATCCTAATACTGTTAATGCAGCCCCTGTTTCACCTTGTATACCTTGAGGACCGTCATTACCTTGAGGACCTTGTACGCCAGGTATACCTTGCGGACCTTGAGCACCAGTTCCTACTTGAGTTAAGAAATCAGCTACCGATATTGCACCAGCTAAATAATTATCATCACGTCTACCATCTTTTATACCAATAGGTAAAAGAGTTTTTACAGGATCAACAACATTAACTTGTCTTTTCCCTTTAATCCAAGAAATAAAATTTAATATATCCATGATTTTTTTAATTATACATATATCTATAATATACACATTATTAATATAAAAACAAAATCCCAGATTATTATTCTGGGATTCTCTTACCTAAATTGCTAATTTAATACGTTTAAATATTAGAGTAAACAAATGTATAAAAAAAATTCCCAATAAGTATAAACTTATCAGGAATCTTTTTCCAGCGAGAAGACTGAGAAGAAAAGGAGTTGCTAAAGTATATATAATATTTTAATTAATAAACCTTCTCCCTTTCTTTTTTCTAACTTTTTTTACTTGAGGTAAACCTTTTCTTGCAGATGCTCTATGTTTTATCATTGCATTTTTCATTCTTATATCTTCACTTTTAACAATTCTTTCTCTATTTCCTAGATCAGCATTGTGTGTCCTACCTTGATTATAGTTGGGACCTATAGAGTGAGGGGCACATGAATACAACAATAATAAAACAATTAAACATTTCATTTTTTTAATTCAGCAATTCTTCTTTGTAAATATACTTCAGCTTTTTCTAAGTCTTCTAATTCTTTTGACTTATTTTTTTTACCTGCTCTTGCAACATACTTAATAACATTACCTAAGTAAAAGTCTTTATCTAATCCCCATGCTTCAAGTACATTGAATACTTCATAAGTACTATTAGCTCCTCCATAATGAGCAGGTCTTAATGGAGAAACTTTAGCAGTATAATCTGGTATTGTAACTGCTGTAGGTTTTTGATCAGCAAAAGGATTTTTTCCTACATAAGGATTAGATTGAGTTTTTCTAACATAATCTTCATACATTACATTAGTTTTATTAGCAGCAATTTCAGCCATAATTTTTAAACTATTATTATATGTAGAAGAGGTCTCAGATTTTCCTACCATCTTTTTATATTCATCACAAACTAACTCACTCATTTTACCAAACAATTGCAATATCATATTCACTAAGCATAAGCTTGATAGTTTCATCTACTTCAATAACTTCTGCACCTTTAATTGCTGCTACTGAAATGTAAACTGAATCACCTGCTGCTACAGTTTTAACTTCTTCACCTACTGCAAACACTTCTAAACGTGTCCATTGTTTCATTGCTTCTTGTTCAATGTGCGCTTTATCTGCTTCACTTAATTGGATAGCTGATTCTTTCATTATTGGTTGGTTAACCAATACTCTACGTCCTTTTAGACTACTCTTAAATGCTGTACTCATAGTTTTTGTTTTTTATTATAACTTAACATTTCTACTTTTAATTTTGGATAACTATTATACCCCACCAAATTAAAGTCCTGTAAAGATAATGAATTAATTACACTATTAAAGTTTAAACTTGATGGATTTTCTAAAAAAAGTTTAAACTTAGATTTATCAATTTCCAGCTTACTCTCTCCATATAATTCAGGATCTCTAAACATTAACTCTTTAGCTACGTTAATTTGATTATCATAAATATGCACATTCTTTAATTCTCCTATTACTGCGTTGCATTTGTATCCTGTTAAGATTTCCAGTACTTGTGCTAGTGCAGTATAGAACATTATATTAACAGGAGTACCTAAGAAAAAATCTGTAGACCTTTGACTCCATACTAATGTAAATTTATAAGTATCATCTATTGGTTGGCACACTACCTGGAAAGAATAATGACAAGGAGGTAAACACATATTAGGTAAATCAGCAGGGTTCCAAGAGTTAACAATTAATGATGTTGACATAGGTGTTTTAATCATGGAAGAAACAAGGTTAAATAACTGATCAACTCCATTGGAGTTTCTCCACTGATGAGAATAGATCTTACCCATATTATAAATATGCGCGGGTAATTCTTCAATCTTTTTATCATCATTTTTCCAATCCTCATATAATGCTTTTACTGTTGATTCATTGTACTTATTAAATCTGGCCCAATCTTTATCCCAGAACCTAACACCACTTTTCCACAAATCTCTTATATCTGTAGAACCAGACATAAAAAATAATAACTCAGCTATTGCCCCTTTGAAATAAATCTCTTTAGTGGTTAATGCTGGAAACCCAACACTAGGTCTGCAATACAAATTGATCATTGCTATCTCAATTCTTTCTACTCCTTTTCTATTTGGGTCTTCATACTTGTAACCCCCATAATAAATCTCCTCTAATACTTTCTTGTACTGCGTATCAAATACTGCCATATATCTTTTTATAAATTACTTCTCAAAAAATAAGCTCTAAGTTTTTACCTCAGAGCTTAAGTCTTATCAATCAAATAAAAATAAATGTACCGTAAACATCTATATTACGGATGTAAAGATAAGTATTTTATACTAATTCTTTATACATTTTTTTAAATATTTTTTCAGGTAGCATATCATACTCCCCGTTCCAATCTTGTATAAGATAGTCCCCCTTATCCATTCTCAATTCTCTACCCCCGGTGTTAATCCATAAAGCAAAAAACTTTTTCTGCCTATAATCAACCATACCTTCAAAGTCTTCTCTACTAGCAATTTCTAATGCCATCTTCTCTGTACCATCATACTGCATTGCCTCAATAGTCTTTGGTCTCTCTGTATATAATTTCATAATCATAATTTTAATAACACAAATATATAAAAAACCCAGGAAGTAATTCTTGATCAGAGAAACTTTCCTGGAGATAGTAAAGTTATAGATAAATCTTTTCCCTTACTGAGAAGTCCAAACCTGGGACGCTGTTCTATTGGTAAGCGTGTCTGGCACATAATACAAATATAAAACAAAATCCCCAGACTGGCATCTGAGGATCTTCTTACCTAACTAAGTTAACGAGTTTTTTCACATGTAAGTATGAACTTGTGCAAATATAATAACATTGGTACAATATCAGATAATAATCTCCGGGAATTTTCACCCTGCACGTTATCTCTTAATGTACCAATACGGGGGGTGTAGTCTTAATAGGGGGATGGGTTTTGTATATGTGTTACTTTGTGGTGGACCCTCCATAACAAACCCCCCGCCCCTCAGCCCGGAGGTGGTACCCCCTATGCTTGCTGTGCAAGGCCTACCATATTAGAACTATGTTTAATTAAAATTAATTGCTATGAAATATACTAATTACTTTAGATGGATGATGCTTGTATCATTCATATTTTTAGGTACTGCTGTTGAAGCATACCTAGAGATGCTACCTACACTCTGCGCTTGCATGTGTAGTATATCATTCATATTCTGGTTCAGTGGCATTATGGCCCCTGACTCAGAGAAGTACACACCTGAATACTTAAAGAAGTATAAAGGTTGGAGTTAATAACAACATAGGAGCTTAGGCTCTTATGTTTTTTTTCTTTAACCATTTTTTAACTATTATTGATAGAGTGAACTAATGATCTCTGTCACTATTATGAATACCTCAGAGGCATTCTCCTTATTGCTTTGGAGATGTAAGTACCGTAAAAGGCTTTAGCAGGCACAAGAGAGAGCTTAACAGTTCTCTCTTTTTCTTTTTTTTCCATTTTATAACTGTCATTAAATTATATATTATGAAAACAATTAAAGACTTAGTAGAATTAAATGATGCACATACTATACAACTATGTGCTACATCAGACTTCATCCATACTGGTAAAAGAACCATATATAGTGTAATATCATCCTTTAAATATGCTATCAGATTAATCTCTGATACAACAGATGATTTATTTATATATAGTAATAAGGATGTGGATATCCAACAGGTTATGAATATGCCTGTTGATATTGATAGGAGGTATAACCTGTTAGTAACTCAAGATGTATAGGCTTGAGTACTACAATAGCACAAGGCTCATAGAGAGCTTTGTGTTTCCTTCCAAAGCATTGTGCTTGTGGAAGAAGAAGCAACTGATGAGTAATGGATATACTCAAGGTTGTTTTAAAATAGTGTGTGTCAAATGATGCACACTATTTACCCCTTCGGGGAACCATTTTATAACTGTTAATAAATTAATTATTATGGAAAATATTAGACAAGCATTAGAAAATGCTATAAGAGCAATACATCCAATGCGTAATGCTAAAGGTAATGAATGGATATATGCAGGCTCATTCATATTAGGTGAGTATAACTATTCTTTCTATGGTTCATTACTAGAAGAAAGAGTTACCTGCCGTTGTATGAATGGTGATAGTTATGCCAACCACTGGTTTAATTTGCTCACTGAGTATGATGAAATTGCTGGTAAGAATATCAGATCAGTAATGATACCTTAACAAGAGGGAGCTTAGGCTCTCTCTTTATTAAACCATTTTTTAACTAATAATAAAACTTATTATTATGAAAGATTTTATTCACACAGGTTGGTGGGGACCAACCTTAACTACCACTGAAGATCCTGATCTAAAGGTGATAGAAAGAGACAACGGTGTTTCTTGGATTATAACCTTTTATGTAGGGAACCATATAATAGACCGTATTAATATGGAATGGTTTCGTGGTACTGAACTAAACAAGGATGTACTTAGACTTCCTGTGTATAGTGATGAAGGTATCTACTTAGGTAGCGTTGCTAAAAGGTTAAAATATGCTTGCAATATAATGCATCCAGAACCTATGTTTAAATAAGAGTGGGTGTAATACCCATTCTTTTTTTTGCTGCGCAGCCTTTCCATTTTTAAACTGATATTGATATAAATGTTTAACAATTAAAAAATTATTATTATGAGCACTTTTTCTAAAACTCAAACTATTAGCGCATTTGCTAACGCACAAGGTATTTCAGAGTTAAATATCTTGAAGAATCCAAAGACAGGGTCATTATTCCTTGTTGATGATTTAGGTAACACATACCGTGTTGCTAAAGACATCAAAGCTTTGAGTGCTGACTTAATGGTATCTTGGTTCACACCTGAAGACGGTGA